ATTCTACAAGACATAAAGTCTGTTTTAGATTTTGCTTCTGAAGAAGATACTGGGTTTGATTCTCGACTGATTATGGAACTCGATGGTATTATCGGTGAATTGTCTCAATTGACTCAACTCAACAAAGAGTTTGTTATGAGTGAAGATTCAAAATGGGAACAATTATTGAATACCAAAGACGAACAACTTATTCGCTTAATCAAGCAGTACACCTACTTGAATGCAAGAGTAAAGTTTGACCCACCAATTGGGAGTGTACTTACTTCTTTAGAAAAATCTATTCAATCTACTGCTCATCGTATAATCATCCAAAAGGAGGATTTTAATGAGCCAATATGATTTGGAAATTATTGCTATTGCTTCACAAGTTGATAACCTAGAACATCATGGTATCAAAGGAATGAAGTGGGGTGTTCGTAAATTTAGCAATAGATTTAGTGAACGCCGTAAAAATCGCAATAAACTGAAAAAAGCAAGTAGTAAGTGGAATACTAAAAATGCCAATAGGCATCTTATGACCGACAAAGATCTTAGAAATGCAACAAATCGACTTCGTATGGAAAACGATTTCGCAGAACAAGTTCAACGAGCAAATAGAATTAATAAGAAACCATCTATTAAATCTGCAGCTATTAAAGCTGGTAAGTTCGTAGTTCCTACTGTTGCTGGTGTTGCATTGAAGACTGTTGCAACAGACTTTATGAAAAATAAACCTAAAGACTATGCTCCACTTACAAGACAAATTGTTAATGTTATGAAAAAATAGGAGATAACGTTTGTGGTACTATCCAATAAAGCTTATCCGGAAGAATACATGAAATTCAAAGAAGCAGTTCTTAGAGGTGAAATTCCGGTAAATCGTATGGTATCTCTGGAAATGAACCGAATAGACTTCTTAATAGAGTCTCCGGATTATTACTACGATAATCAAGCGATTGAAGGCTTTGTTAGATTTTGTGAAAATGAGATGACTCTAACAGACGGTAGCGATGTTACATTATTACCGTCCTTTAAATTATGGGCAGAGTGTGCCCTCGCTTGGTTCTACATTTCTGAGGACAAGGTATATAATCCTAAACTCGGTAAATGGGAAATTAAAACTAAATTTAAGCGACTCACTACAAAACAATACTTAATTGTAGGACGTGGTGCCGCTAAATCACTTTATTCAACATACATGCAGGCATACATGTTATTGATAGACACCTCAACTACCCATCAGGTAGTAGCTGCCCCGACAATGAAACAAGCTGAGGAAATTATGGGACCTTTCAGAACTGCTTTGAGTAGAGCCAAAGGACCTCTAATTAAATACATGGTTCAAGGATCTAAAATGACCGGGAATCTAACTCAGAAACAATTGCTGGCGTCAACAAAGAAAGGTGTCGAGAATTTTGCCACGAATAGTCTACTTGAAATAAGACCTATGTCTGTCGATAAATTACAAGGTCTTAGATGTAAGTACGCATCCGTTGATGAATGGCTTTCTGGAGAAGTTAGAGAGGATGTTATAGGAGCAATCGAACAGGGTGCTTCCAAGAATGATAACTATCTCATAATCGCTACATCTTCCGAAGGAACTGCTCGTGACGGTGTCGGTGATACTATTAAGATGGAGTTAGTCGACATTTTAGAAGGTCGATATTTTAACCCACATGTCTCTATTTGGTATTATCGACTAGACGATGTTAGAGAAGTTGCTTATCCAGAACTATGGATGAAAGCTAACCCTAACCTTGGGGCTACAGTTTCTTACGAAACATATAGAAACGAAGTAGAACGTGCGGAGAATCAACCCGCAACAAGGGCTGATACATTAGCAAAACGTTTTGGTATACCTGTAGAAGGTTATACATATTTCTTTGTTTATGAAGAAACAGTTCCTCATCGTCCACAAAACTTCGATGGTCTTGAATGTACACTCGGTGCTGACTTATCTCAAGGTGATGACTTCTGTGCTTTTACATTCTTATTCCCTCTAGGTAGAGGACGATTTGGTGTTAAAACAAGATCTTATGTTTGTGAATCAAAACTCAAGAAACTAACTTCAGCTATGCGTAATCGTTATGATGAACTTATTGCTGAAGGAACTTTGATTGTTATGGATGGTGTCGTTCTTGATATGAATCAAGTATATGACGATTTATCCGCAATGATTTACGAACACAAGTATGTAGTTTACGCTTTCGGTTATGACCCATATAATGCTAGAGAATTTGTTGAAAGATGGATTCGAGACAATGGTGAATATGGTGTTGAGAAAGTAATACAAGGTGCCAAAACAGAATCAGTACCTATGGGTGAGCTCAAAAATTTAGCAATGGAAAGACTATTAATTTTTGATGAAGAACTTATGAAGTTTGCTATGGGTAATGCTATAGCTATTCAAGATAATAACGGTAACTATAAACTATCTAAACGTAGAACCGACGAGAAGATAGATAACGTTGCCGCTCTTATTGACGCATGGGTTGCGTATAAACGTAATCTAGACTTATTCGGATAGAAAGGCTTAAGAACACTATGAGTATGTTTACTGATGGTTTACAACATGCCTGGACTATGTTTAACCGAAACGATACAACATCATTAACAGAAACACCACCTGTGTTTCAACTCTCAACAGAACCTAGGGCTTTAAACCCAAACAATTCAATTCCAACTAGAACATACGCTAGAGCATCAATCTCGTCAATGATTTTTAATAGAATTGCTATGGATGCAAGTACTGTTAAATTTCAACATGTTAAGTTGGCTGAAGATAAGGAAAACCAAACTGTACAGTACGGATCTTCTTTACAGAGATTATTTGAAGTCGAAATGAATATTGACCAATCTGCTACAGATTTCTTTCATGATTTAGTATATTCGCTATTTGATGAAGGTGTTGTAGCAGCAGTCCCTGTAGAAGCTACTTTGGATCCTACGCAATCAGATGCATATGATATTAAATCTATGCGAGTTGGTAAAATTATGGAATGGTTTCCAACTAAGGTTCGTGTTAAAATCTATAATGAAATGAAAGGCGATTTTACAGAAGTTATCTTACCAAAGAAAATGTGTGCTATTATCGAAAATCCATTAGCAAACATTCTAGGATCTGATAATCCTACAATGAATCGCCTTATTCAGAAACTTTCAATTTTAGATAAACAAGATATTGACGCTGTTGCTAATAAATGGAATATGATTCTACAGCTTCCTGTTCCTGTCAGAAACGACATCAAGAAGAAAGAAGCCGATGATCGTGTTAAAGACATTGAAAAGCAACTTCAAGATTCTAATTTAGGAATTGCATATATTGCTGCTGACGAAAAGATTACTCAGTTAAATAGACAAATTAATTCGAATCTTATGGATGAAATTAAGTATTTAACCGATGAATTACTAAGTCAAATTGGTTTGACCAAATCAGTATTTGATGGTACTGCCAATGCCGAGCAAATGCAAAACTATTATACAAGAACAATTGATCCAATTGTAACAAGAATTCAAGAAGAGTTTCAACGAAAATTTATAACTAAGACTGGTTATACACAAGGTCATCGTATTGTTACTTATAGTGATCCATTTAAATTGGTTCCTACAAGTCAACTTGCTACGATTGGGGATGCTTTGCTTCGTAACCGAATTCTTACATCTAATGAATTCCGTGCAGTTATTGGGTATGGTCCTATTGCTGACCCTATGGCTGACCAATTGTATAATCCAAATATCTCTGATGCTCGTCAAGATGTATCTATCCCTGGGTCTGTCGGGTCCCCTGAAAGCGAATACGATTATGCTCAATACCCCCAAGAAGAGTATACGGATGAGAACTTTCAAAATGGCGGCAAATAATGATGGAGGAAATGTCGTATAATGGATAAACATCCCAAGTATGATTTCGCGGGTTATGTAACTCGTAACGACACTCGTTGTACAGACGGTGTTATTATTCGACATGGTGCGTTTAAAGACAATAACGGACAAAAAGTTCCTCTGGTTTGGTCGCATGATCATAGTACGCCAGAGAATGTTATTGGTCATGTTATGTTGCATCATGCTGATGACGGCGTTTATGGCGAAGGATATTTCAACAATACTCCTAAAGCCAAAAGTGCCAAAGAACTCGTACAACATGGAGATATCTGGTCTATGTCTATTGGGGCAAATCGTATTAAACGTACGCCGCAAAATGATGTAATCCATGGTAATATCTATGAAGTATCACTTGTAGTCGCCGGAGCTAATCCTGGCGCTGTTATTACGGAAGTGTTACAGCACTCCGATAATCCTAATGAAGGGGAAACTATTATAATGGAAAGTAATGAACTTTTACATAAAGCAAGTGATGTATTACTTGCTAAAGAGCGTGTAAGTCTCTTTGATCGTATTCAACACGCTGATGAAGGTGAAGCTACAGATATCATGGATGGTGTTCTAGGAACTCTTAACGAAGATCAACAAGAAGCTGTTGCTATTCTTACAGAAGCTGCTGTTAACGAAGCCCTTGAACAACATGAAGCAGCTTTTGCTGAAGATTTCGAAGATGCTGTAAATGAACGTGTCGGTGAAGTATTGGAAGAACTCGCTCAAGAAGTTGAAGCCGACGACGAAGACGATGCCGAAGAAGAAACTGAATTAGAACAATCTGCCCTAGGAGGACAAATCATGCACTATAATGCATTTGAACAAAATGTAAATGACGAAAAAGAAATTCGCCACTCACTTGAAGCTGCTTTGGAAACCGCTAAAAAAAGTGGTCGTACAGTAGGTCAAGTTCTTTCTGAAATGGACGGCGGGGATACTCTTAAACACTCAATGAATAACATTGACAAACTTTTCCCTGACCATGCACTTCAAGGTGGAGTACAAGTAATCTACTCTCCTAACACTGCTACTGAACACATTCTTAGCCGCGTAACTAAAGTACCAACTGCTTTCGTTAAATCTATCATGACAGATCTTTCTGACTTGACTGATGAACAACTTCGTGCTAAAGGTTACATCAAGGGAACTGAAAAGAAAGAACAAATCATTTCTTTCTTGTCTCGTAAGACAGACCCACAAACAATCTATAAAAAACAATCAATTGACCGTGATGACCAAATCGATATCGGTCAACAACTTAACGTTGCTGCATTCTTCAACCAAGAAATGCGCATTAAGTTGAACGACGAAATTGCACAAGCAATCCTTGTATCTGACGGACGTAACACTGGTGACGCTGCTAAAATCAAAGAAGACAAGATTCGTCCAATCACTAAAGACGAAGACTTCTACACAATTAAAGCAACTTACAACCCTAAAGCGCTTCTTGATGTATTCCAAACAGTTGCTGAAGAAAAGACTAAGATGCTTGGTTCTGGTACACCATCATTGTACATGAACCCACTCTTCTTGACAAAACTTCGTTTCCTTCGCAACAAGAACGAACAATGGGTATTCGGTGGACAACAACCTGCTACTAAAGAATATCTTGCTTCATTGTTTGGTGTTGCTGAAATCGTTGAAACAAACTTCTTGAAACCTGAAGAAATGATCATGGTTAACTTGGCTGACTACCAAATCGGTACAAACCATGGTGGTGAAGTTAACACATTCGAACACTTCGATATTGACTTCAACAAACAGAAATACTTGATCGAAACTCGCTTGTCTGGTGCCCTTACTCGTGCTAAATCTGCAGTATACTTCAAACCTGCCGATGGATCAGCTGCGACATCAGGACCAGCTGTAGCTGGAGTTCCTGGGGGATAATCAATGAAGTTTAGCGGAAAAGCTGGTTTTAGAATTGATGACGTAGAAATCGAACCTGGTGTCTACGAACCCACTGTAGTAGTTAAGTCTATCAAAGGGATTGTGGTAAGTAATTATTACCAACATCAAAATAGCGACAAATCAACAATTGATAATGTTCGCATTACCAACCAGCTGTCAATTGTCGCTAATCAATTTTTAAACAAACACATCGCAAATTTGGTATACATCGAATTTCAGGGGGTCAAATGGAAAGTCGAAAGTTTCGATATTCGACCTCCTCGCGTTGTTGTTAGTTTGGGAGGGGTCTATAATGAGCAATCGACTTAATATTCATAACATGATTCTGAAAGCTGTTGAACTAACCGGTGAGAGGTATAAAGTTTATTATAACCCAATCGCAAACGTAAAATTAGAATACCCATGTATCGTTTATCGACGTAAAGGCATTCATCAACGACATGCTGATGATATTCGATATCATACTCATACGTCGTATCAACTAACGATTATTGATAAACGGGTAGAATCTCCTGTTGTAGAAAAACTACTTGAGAATCAATATTGTACTTACAACAATGAGTTCGTATCAGAGAATATGAACCACACTATTATGACACTTAATTCTGGAGGAATTACAAATGGCTAAACTAGTATTTGACGAACTAGGAAAACGTTTCTATGAGACCGGTTTATCAAACGCCGTTCTTTATCCACAAGCAGACGATGGATCATATCCTAAGGGTGTTGCTTGGAATGGTATTACTGCTGCTAACGAATCACCATCAGGTGCTGAGTCTAATGACCAATACGCAGACAACATCCTATACTTGTCACTAACAGGTGCTGAGAAATTCGAAGGTACTATCGAAGCATTCTCTTCACCAGCTGAATTCGACGAATGTGATGGTATGAAAGAACTTTCTAAAGGTATTACAGTTTCACAACAAACTCGTAAACCATTTGGTTTCGCATACAAATCAATCCTTGGTAACGACATCAAAGGTAACGACTATGGTTACAAACTTCACATTTGGTATGGATGTAAAGCTGCTCCATCTGAGCGTTCTCACTCAACTGTAAACGACAGTCCAGAACCACAAAACCCATCATGGAGCATTTCATCAACTCCAGTTGCGGTACCTGGTGCTAAACCATCGTCTGTATTGACAGTCAACTCAACTACAACTCCTGCTGACAAACTTAAGAAAATCGAAGATATTCTTTACGGAACTGAAGCTGCAGATGCTCGTCTTCCATTGCCATCAGAAATTATTGAGTTGTTGAAATAATTATTTAACATAGGAGGTACTCGATTATGCTCAAACAACAAGTAACATATGAGGATTTCGATGGAAATACTCAAACTGAAACTCTATACTTTAATCTTAACCGTATGGAGTTGATTTCTTTCCAAAAACGCTATGGTAGCGAAAATATGGAAAACTACATCAACAAATTGATTGAAGAAAAACAAATTGAACCAATGTACGATTTGTTGAATGACTTTGTATTGACCGCTTATGGTGTACGATCAGAAGATGGTAAACGTTTTATCAAGAACGATGAAATTCGTGAAGAATTCAAACAATCACTAGCTTATGAAGCTTTGATTGAAGACTTCCATGACGATTCTCGTAAAGTTCTTGAGAAATTCATCGCTGGTGTAACTGCTCATATTCGTGGTCTTAATACAGCAGCTGCTGGTGCAGCAAACTAATTAACACAATGGAGGCGTGGATTTTACCCGCCTCTTTTTGTTTTTATAAAATGTTTGAGGTATGAATATTATGTCTGAGTTTTTAACTATAACTTTGGATGAGCTTGAAATGTGGGATGACAGCATATCTCAATTTATTATAACAGAACCGAAACAAGATGTTACTTTTAGATATACTCTAACTGTGTTAGATAAATGGGAAACTAAATACAGAAAGCGTTTTATCGATAATTCTAAAAATATCGAACAAGATGAAATTCTGGATTTTATTGTAATGATGGCAGATAAACAATTTGATATTTCTAGACTTACTGAAAGTAATTTCAAAGAGATTATCAAGTACATGGAGACTACTCCAAGTGCCACCGAATTACCTAAAAATAATTCTAGTCACGGTAACGGGTATCATCGAAAGAAAATATTTACATCTGAGATAATTTATGCAATGATGGCTTTGAATCATATTCCTTTTAACTGGGAAGATCGAAATCTAAATAAATTGATTATGTTACTTAATTGTGTTGGATCATTACAAGAACCTCCTAAGAAAATGACACGAGCGGAAGCAATGGAAGAACATCAAGCACAAGTTCTTAGAAATAGAAAAATACTTGAAGAACAGAGGAAAAAGATGAATGGATGATTATAAATCATGAGAATTCAGGAATATGGTGATTTTGGAAATTTAGAAAAATATTTAAAAAAGTCACGAAGAGCTAATCTTGACATTTTGGGACAAGCGATTGTAAATGCTTTACGAGATGCTACTCCTGTAGGATCAGGTGAAACTGCAAATTCGTGGGGATATAGAATTGTAAGCACATCTCGAGGTCAGGATTTAGAAATTTATAATACGCATATTAATGATGGAGTCAACATAGCTATAATTTTGCATTATGGGCATGGTACTGGTACCGGAGGTTATGTTCCACCGAGACCATATATAGATTCCGCTGTTGATGCTGCGTACAAGAAAACTATTAATAAAGTTTTAGAAGATTATCTAAAATAGAAAGGTTAATTTATGGATTATATTTCTATACAATCATCCAAAGATGTTATTCGGCACTTCGGAATCAAAGGAATGAAATGGGGTATGCGGCGTTCAAAAATAAGACTTCTTCCTCGTTTACAACCAACTTTGCAATTTGATGCAAAAACTGCTAAACTGATAAAAGGTCAACCTCGTTATAATGACGCTAAAAAGTTCCGTACTTTATCAATTCAAGAGAAACAACGTAAAGATAAAATTGGAATGAGTCCCGAAAATATTAAAAAATATGATTCTTTATCTGAAAAATTATGGACTGCCGATAAACATAATAATGGTAAAGAATTCGATCGTATATGGGCTGAACGAGAAAAATTTGTTATGAAAACAAACCCATCCGCTAGAATGTAGAAAGGTAAACTATGGCTGGATATGTAGATGAAAAAGTCGCCAAGGTCACCTTAGACAATAAAGGATTTTCTAAGAATGCTGATGACACTATCTCCGCATTGGAACGAATGAAAAGAGCCTTTAGTAAAGTCAATGGTAAAGATGCGACTAAAAACATAGCTTCAGATATGGCTGAGATGAATAACACAATTTCTTCATCAACACAAAAATCTGAGGGATTACTATCTCGCCTTAAAGGAATTTTTACCAGAAGCGCTCAAGGTATTGATATGTCTGGCGCTGGTCAATCTATTGATAGAATGAATACTGATGTTGCTAGCAAAACCGCTACTACATCGTCTATTTTATCTAGACTTAAAGGTATTTTCCAGAAGGCAGATAACCATCAAGGATTTCCGAATTCTATTAAATCTATTGATGGATTGAACACAAAAGTATCAGGATTCGATGCTAGTCCGTTAGCTAATGCATTTTCGAAAGCTGCTAGCTCTGTACAAAATTCATTATCAGTAATGGATATTGCTATGGGTAATGTATTAGGCGGAATGATGCAAAAAGCTATAAGCTTTGGTAGTCAATTTTTAAGAGGGCCTGTAGATGGTCTCGGTGAATACAATAACAAACTGGGATCCATTCAAACGATCATGACGAATACAGAATGGGAAATCCCCGATAGTTCTGTTCGTATGAAAAAAGTGTCTAAGTCATTGGAAGATCTTAATGATTACGCCGATAAGACTATTTACTCATTCGCCGATATGACCCGAAATATCGGTACATTTACTGCGGCGGGTGTAAGTTTGGATAAATCAGCCACTGCAATTAAAGGTATTTCTAACTTGGCGGCTGCTTCTGGATCAAATACGCAACAAGCTAGTACTGCCATGTATCAATTATCTCAAGCATTGGCTGCTGGACGTGTCGGTCTACAAGACTGGAACTCAGTAGTTAATGCCGGTATGGGTGGTAAACTATTTCAAGATAGATTAACACAAACCGCTGAAAAGTTGGGTCATGCTCGAGATATGACAAAATCTTTCCGTGACTCATTGAAAGATGGTTGGTTAACTTCTGAAGTATTGTTGGAAACTTTGAGAGAATTTTCTGAAGACCAATCAATGCTTGATGCCGCAACCAAAGTTAAATCCTTCGGTCAATTGGTAGATACCGTTCAGGAAGCTATTGGTTCTGGATGGGCCACAACTTGGGAATATTTCCTAGGAGGATTTGAAGAAGCCAAAAATATGTGGACTAAAATTGGAGATTTAGTTAATCCGTTTATCTCCGATGACCAAGGAAAATATTATGACTCTGTTCTTGAAATGGAACGAAGTTTAGGTAACTATCGTAATGCCATGTTGAAAACATGGAAAGATCTTGGTGGACAACAAAGTTGGTTTAATACTATTGAAAATAGCTTTGCTATTGTATTCAATTCATTAACTAATTTAAGAAAAGGATTCCGTGATATAATCGGAACTTATAAAGATTCTGCACAAGCATTATACCAAGTAACTCTTAAATTAGAAGAATTTACATCTAAAATCCGTAACTGGCAGGCATTACAAGATACAATGGTATCCATTGGTAGAGCGTTTGGTGCGGTATTCACTGGAGTTATTAGTGTTATTGGTAATGTCGCTAAAGGTATGTCCTCTGTAGCGGGATCTGCAAATGGATTCTTATTCATTATTCAAGATGTGGCTAAAGGAATAGAAAAATTCTTCACAGCATTAAAATCAGAAAAAATGCAAGCAGGATTCGTTAAACTAGGACAAACTATCGGAAATGTCTTGGGTGTTTTAGGATCTTTATTCAGAATTGCTGCGTCTATAGTTACATCTTTCTTTAAAGCATTTGCTCCTTCGGGTAATGGATCAGGATTCTTAGCATTCATGACATTACTTGAGAAGGTCACTGGCGCAATTCGCAAATTTGTAGAAGGTATAGAACACGCTATACAATCATCAAACCCATTTAAAACAGTATTTGAATTTTTAGCGGCAGGCGTTAAAGGATTCCTATCAATATTTGATAAATTAATATCGAAATTGTCTAAAATGAATGGTATTTCTTTAGACGGAATAGTAAATTCTATAAAGAAATTATTCTCACCAAGTAATATTAAGGGTGGGGATGCATTAGTTAATACCATTAAGAATATTTTTACATCCTTAAGTGGCGCTGTCAAAGAAGGCATTGGTGTATTCAAGAAGAATTTATCAATATTTAATCTTTCAGATATCCTAAAAACTATGTTAGTAGGATTTGCTGGATTTAAAGCTTTCAAAATGTTTAAGGGTGGAGATGATAAAGGTGGTGGATTCCTATCACCTATTTTAGATCCAATTAAAGAACTTGTTGAAAAAGGCGATGAAATCGTATCTAAAGTTTCAGGTGTTCTTGATGGCTTAAAAGATGCAATTAGTTCGTTCACAACAGGTATTAAAGCAGGAACATTATTGATGATTGCAACGGCTATCACTATGTTGGCTGTATCGATGAAAGTTCTAGCTGGAATGTCTTCAGAGGAAATAGTACGTGCCGCATTGGGCATTGCTACTGCTAGTTATATTCTTACAGCCGCCATGAAACGTCTAGCCGGTATGGAAAAGATACCTCCTAGCACTGCTATCAGTATGATTGGTTTCGCTTTAGCTATTAAAATTATGGCAAAAGCTATGCGTGAGTTGAGTACATTGAATGAAAATCAACTTGTCAAATCTGCCGGTGGTGTAGCGGCAGCTTCGCTTATTTTAGTGACGAGTATGAAGTTGCTTTCTAAAGTAGATACGATAAAAGTTGGTGCATTTAAATTAATCGCATTTGTACTGGCTATTCGTATCCTTGTTAAATCAATGGCTGAATTAGCAAAATACGATTATGAAGATTTAAAACGAGCAGTAACATCTATTGGAGCATTAATGCTGTCGCTATCTACAGCTATGCGTATTATGAACAATGTTAAGATCAAACTAAGTGCAATACTCAGTTTAGTTGTTTTCGTTTATGCGATAAAACAATTAGTTAATGCATTAATTGATGTGTCCATGATCGATTATACCGAAATGGTAACCGGCGTTCAAGGTATTGGTTTCTTATTTACAGCATTAGTGGCCTCTTCACAAGCACTAAGAGGTGCTAACCCATCACTTAAAGCTTTAGCGTCATTATTAGTATTTACTTATTCAATAAAAGAATTAGTAAATGCATTAATTGATGTTTCTATGATTGATTATGAGGACATGAAAACTGGTCTCATAGGCATGGGATTTGTATTTACAGCTTTGGTTGGTACCACGCAAGCATTACGAGGTGCAAATCCTTCACTTAAAGCCTTAGCATCATTATTAATATTTACATATTCTGTTAAAGAGTTAGTGAATGCATTAATCGATGTATCTATGATCGATTACGAAGATATGAAAGTTGGAGTATTAGGCCTAGGGTTCATATTTACTGCTTTAGTTTCCGCAACTCGTGCGCTTAAAGGTGTTCGTGTTAATTTATCAGCATTAGCATCTCTAATAGTGTTTTCATATTCTGTTAAAGGGTTGGTAGATGCTTTAATAGATATATCTATGATAGATATTATGGATATGGCTGCAGGATTAGCGGGACTTGGCGTTATATTCACATCGTTGATTGGAGCAACATATGCTTTACAAGGGGTTAGGGTCAATTTATCCGCACTAGCATCCCTTATTGCGTTTGCATACAGTACTTCCGAACTTGTTAAGGCATTAGAATTAATATCTAACATAAACCCAAATAGATTATTACCATCTATATTAGCACTTGGAGCTGTAATGGCTGCTCTAACTATATCTGTTATTGTTATGACTAATATGTCTGGTAATGTATTTGGTGCTATGGCAGCTGCTTTAGTATTACTTTCATTTGTTCCTGTATTAGTAACAATAGGTAATGTACTGACACAACTATCTCAAATTTCATGGCAAAGTATGGTGGTCGCTTTAGGTGGACTTGTCGGAGCTTTAACTATATTACTTGTTGCTGTTGGTATTGTATCCAGTGTTGGGCCTATGGGATTAGTTGGAGCTGCTACTTTATTGATTCTTGCAGGTTCATTACTAGCACTTGCAGCACCATTGCAGGTATTAGGATCCATGTCCTTAGCACAAATAGGTAAAGGATTATTGGCTTTAGCCGGCGGATTAACTATTCTATTAGCGGCTGGAGCTGCGGCAATGTTTATTGCCCCTGGTATATTAGCACTTTCCGTTGCTTTAGTAGCACTAGGAGTAGCTGCTATTGGTATAGGTGCTGGTATGGCACTTGCTGGTGTAGGATTAAGTCTAATCATATTAGCGCTTAAAGAACTTGCAGAAGTTGGACCTACAGCTTTAGTTGGTGTTGTCACTGCACTAGATCTTTTTCTTAAGACTCTAGCAGAAAGAGCCCCACAAATGGTCAAAAGTCTTGTTGATATCGTCAAGAATGCTTTGGACGGTTTAGTGGAATTAATTCCTAAATTTGTTGATTTTGGATTTAAATTAATAATTGCTCTAGTTCAAGGATTAACTGAAAATGTTCCTGCGTTAGTAACAGCTGGTGTTAAATTATTAACGGAGCTCGGACGAGCATTGGTTGAAAATATAGACGCTTTATTAACAGTCGCCTTAGAAATTGCTACTTCATTTATTGAAGGTCTAGGAAACGCTTTAGTTAGTGTTAAAGACAAATTAATTCCTGCATTGAAAGCTGTATTCAGTGTTATTGGAGAAATCCTAGTAACTAGTATCGGTGAGTCATTAGGACCTCTTCTAGCTAAAATAGCAGAAATATTCGGCCCTGTAATACAAATTATTGTCGAAATTTTATCTCAATTGGCGCCGGCATTAACTCCAATTATTGAAATTATTGGTAACGTCTTAACCACATTAATATCTACTTTACCTGCAATATTACAGCCAATTGCCGATACAATTAAAGTATTAGTTGATGGTATCGTTGCCGCTCTACAAATTCTTGCACCTGTCGTTGAGACAATTATAAATGCTATTGTAGTTATTATTCAAACTTTAGCTCCTATTGTACAATCTGTAGTTGATACTATCAGAGTTGCTTTAGAAGTTCTAGGACAAATTTTCACTACAATTGGAGAAGTAATTAAAGCGGTTATTCAAGGTATTGTTGATACTATTAATGCTATTAGTGGCGTTATTACGGCTGTATTTAGTGGAATTCAAGGATCTTTAGAAGCTCTTGGTGGAGTATTCGAATCTGTTGGTTCTGGTATTAAGACATCTCTAGAAGGTGTTAGTACTGTTGTTGAATCGGTCGGAAATGCTATTAAAACTGCTTTAGAAGGCGTAGGACAAATATTCGAATCAATCGGAACTGCTATCAAGACAGCGCTTGAGGGTGTTGCGGACATCATTAGATCTGTCGGTGACGCTGCTAAGTCATTCGGCGAAGGTTTCAAATTATTCGGAGAAGGCGTCAAACTAGTTGGTGAAAATGGAGCATCTGCTGCAACTGGATTAGGTTCTTTAGCTATTGAAGTTGCTAAATTGGGTACAGCGGCTTACGCTGGTAACTTACAAGGATTTACTGAAGATATTAAAAATCTTGCTACGGCATGTACTAATCTAGGTCAATCTGCTGCAAGTTTAGCTGCTATAACAGTAGCTTTTTCACAAATGTCAACATCATTATCCATGATGGCCGCTAGTGTTCCTACAGTCACTACATCATTTGACAGTCTAAGCACAAGTTTAACTACAATATCTGGAACTATAACTCCAGTATCTTCAGCATTTACAGCTCTAGTAACGCCAATTCAACAATTACAGTCAAGTTTAACTGTAGTAGCGACTGCATTCATGGTATTTGCTACTCAGATGACTATGGTTGGAATGTCGCTTCAAACTGCGACTATGGCATTCACAAACATTCAAAATGCCATCACAATGCTGGGAACATCTATTGGTTCATTGCCAGTAGCATTTGACGCCCTCGGCGCATCACTTATGAATGTCCAGACTTTACTATCCACATTCACCACATCTCTTACTACATCTGCTACTGGATTCCAACAATTAGGCGAAGCTGCTATGGTCGGTATGATGGCGATGAATACTGCGGTTATTGCTGGTATGGCGACTGTACAAGCCACCATGATGGCAAGTATTGCTACATTATCTGTAGCGGTATCTACCGGATTTACTCAAGTATCTGCTTCAGTTACTATGTCAATGGAGATGGTTAATGCCGCAGTAGCACAAAGTATGCAAGGAGTAATGTCCGTTATTCAAGTGAGCATGTCAGGTGTCGCTGCACAAATGGCCGCATCATTAAGTCAAGTTATGGCCACTGTTACATCTACAATGGCTCAATTATCCGCTAGCATCATGTCAAGCATGACATCAGTAAACGCTACAATTAGTAGTACGACTACTCAAATGAATGCCACATTTACACAATTCTCATCCACTGCTCAGTCTATTGTAACATCTTTGATGTCTACTTTAAATAGTACATTCCAAAGTGGAATGGCTTCTGTAGTATCTACTGTATCTAGTGGTATGAGTAGTATAGTATCTACCGTTTCAAGTTATAGCGGGTCTGCTAATTCTGCAGGTTATAGTGTAGGTTATCAAATTTCTGCAGGTGTTGCTAGTGGTATGAATGCTAATATGTGGTCTATTGAGAGTGCTGCTAATAGGATTATTGCAAAAGCAAGAGAAGCCGCTAGAGCTGCTGCCGATATTCACTCACCATCACGATTGTTTGCGAAAGATGTTGGTAAGTTCATTCCTCAAGGTATTGCTAAAGGTATCGATAATGAAATGCCTAAGACAGTTACCCAGATGAGCAAGACATTTAGCAACGGATTTGATGAAGTAGCTTCAAATGCTGTTAAACAGGGCGAAAATATGGCTAACGCTGTATCGACAGCTGTTAATAGTATTGGCGATATGTTGGATGTTGCTGTTGATGATATGAACTATTCGCCTACAATTACACCTGTAGTGGATATGAGTAATCTCAATAAAGTTAACATGTCAGACTACTCTTTGGATTACAAAGGTAGAATTGCATCACCAATTCCAATGTACAGTGTTCCTCAACAATCAAACACATCTACAGTCGTTAATACTGATAATTCTACTAAAGATTATACTATTAATGTTACTGTCGATAATGGAGGAGCTCCTGTAAATCCTAAACAATTGGCAATGCAAGTTCAGGAACATATTAAAGCATTTGACAACCAAAATCGACGCGCTAAAGGAGAGGAGGTATTCTGGTAATGGCACTTAAACCAGGTTATTTTTTAGTTAACAATGTTAACTCAGAAACTATGAATGTTTTCATTCAAGAACGTCCAGATATCCCCGCACCAAAGCGGAGAATTTCGTTTGTATCCCCTCAGTCATTTGAAGGTGAACTTGTATATGACGATGATGGATACGAAACAACGGAAATGGAACTAAAATGTTTCTATGACGGAAGAACTCATGGAGATAATCATGAGCGTATATCTTCTGCTAGAAACATCATTTACACTTTATTCAATCAAGGGAGAGGCGAATGGGCTTCATTCGTCCCTTACTTTGATGAAAATCACTCATATCAAGTTATTCTTACAGAGTTGGTATTCGAGAATAAGTATTTTTACGATGGTTGTATCGGTTTCACTGCAAAGTTGAAATGTCAACCGTATAAATACTTAAGAAATGTTAGAGATGTCACCGTAAGTAATGGAGGTTCTTTAACTAATCCAACATTGTATACCGCAAAACCAACAGTATCCTTTAGTAATGTCTATGGTGATATCGATATCACTATCGGAAATACGAAAATGGGATTCCGTTCACTAAATAATGAGAATGTTATTGTGGATTGCGAAAACTATGCTACGTTTACACAAAATAGAACCGATATCCGTAATCTAAACAATAGAACTATGGGTAAAGATTTCTATGAGTTGAACCCAGGTCCTAGTAATATAAAAATTGCTAGGCCTGATGGTTTGGCTCTAAACACAACTTTAACAATCAAACCTAATTGGAGGGTTCTTGTATGAGACCTATATTATACGAACAGGATGAAAGACAGTTTCGTAGTAATGGTATTGCTATCCTCCATGACGCGGAGGAGTGTAAAGTTACCGAAGCTCGTAATGGTAAATTCGAGCTAGAAATGGAATATCCTGTTCAAGGCGACTGGGCTACTGAAATTACAAAAGGTCGCTTTATTTTTACTAAACCAAATGATAAAGATGATCCACATGCATTTCGTATATATGAAGTGCAGTCGGATTTAGAACAAAACAAACTAACCGTTAAAGCCGTCAGCAAGACTGATGAGCTTAGCGGTAATGTTGTTAAACCATTTTTCGCGGGAAGTAAATCTCCTCGAGAATTATGGGATACAATTTTACAAAATGCTGTTGACCCAGTTCAATATCGTTTTCATAGTGATTTAGTACTTCGCACGGATTACCAATCCGAGGAAATTTCGAATGTATTAGCGCTTTTGAGTGGTGAAGAAAATTCAATAACGTCTGTATATGGGGGAGAAATTAAACGGACGAATGATGAGATTTTCTTATATCGTGCTCGAGGTCGTGAACACGTAACTACAGTTCGTCCTCGTAAGAATCTTAAGAACATTAAGATTACTACTAATATGGATGGTAAGTTTACTCGTATTTTACCATATGCTAAATATACTCCTGAAGGTGAAAACCAAAAAGAAGTTATTGTCTATGGTGATATCGTTAAATCTGATCATTATGACGATTATGCGCAAAAGCGTATCGTTGCTGTTGATATCTCAAATAAATTTAAGGATGATAAACAACAGTTAAAAGAGCAGCGAAAAGAACGATTAAAAGCCGAAAAGGAAAATAATAGAGCGATTGATGCACAAAAACGTAGAACATCTGAGGCTAATGCTTCTGCTCTAGAAGAAGAACGTGAGAGATTACGTCAACAAAAACACGAAGAGCAAAAACAGAAACGAGCTCAAGCTCGAGCAGAATCCGTTTCACGACGTGGTCAATCTTCTGGTCGTAGAGGTAAAGGTAACGCTGCTGCTAGATATGCTGAAGCTGATGCTAAATGGGAAGCACGAGAACAAGAGCGTGAAGCAAAATGGGCTCAGCAAGAAGCTGATAGAAGAGCCCGTAAAACTGCGTCTAAACAAGCAAGAGCAGAAAAAAGAGCTGCTCAAGAAGCAGAAAGAGCTGCTCGTAAAGCCCGTCAAGACCAAATTAAAGAAGAAACAAAATTTGTTATTACTTCGGCTATGGTTTCTTCTGAAGCGTTAACATATTTTGACGAAAATCCAAATGTGGATATTCCTAATATTAAAATTGAAGTTGACATGGTACCTCTACAAGATACCACTGCCTACGAACGCGCTATTATTAAAGCTCTTGTAGATATTCAATTGTGTGATACAGTCGATGTTTATGTTCCAAAATTAGATGTCGATATTACTCTCAAAGTATCTGAGATAGAATATGACTCAATGCGAGAGCGTATACTTAAGATTGTTGCGACTTCTGACGGTAAGGATTCTTCTACCCTTGCTGATGTACAGCGAGCTGAGTGGAAAGATTTAACTAGAAAAGAAATTGACGCATCTGTTGATTATTTTAAAGGATCTATTAATACTATTATGGAGAGTGCTAATGGTAAAAATAGAAACTTTTATGGTCCGGATGAACCACCATCAGAAGGTCTAAAAGAAAATGATATGTGGTTCAAAGATATTGGTGGCGGTGAGACAGAAATGTATCGATATGATGGTACCCAGTGGGTTCTTGTCATGCCTGTCAATTTCACCGAAATGATCAATGCGCAAATTGATGATATCATGACTGAAGTTTCTGATTTGTTCGACCAATATGAGTTGAGCACTGAGCAACTGCAGGACGAACTAGATCAAGTTAGTCAAGATGCCATTTCGGCTATAGCTGAGTCTGAAAAGACTATTCGAGAAGAATTAAAAACTGCTAAATCGAAATTGGCGGAAGTCTCGAATGACTTAAATACCAATAAGGAATATATTTCGGGTAAGATTGCCGAATTATCTCAATCACAGTTAGCAGACAAAAATGCTCTCATATCTAAAATTACAAAAGATATTACTGATCTTGAAAATGGTATTATTAGACGATATTCTAATCTTAGAATTGGTACTAACAACCTTATTAGGTATTCAGATGTGATGCTAGATGACGATTTCTCTTATTGGTCTTTACATCCCACTGAAAAATTTCAATTAGGTTCTAGACGTCTTAATGTAAGGGTTAGCAGAACAGATAATACTAAACTAGAAATTTTTCCTTCAGGGAATAGAGCGATACTACTAAAACCAAATCAAGAATATACGTTTTCATTCTATACAAAAGCGGATAGAGCTATAAATATCGCTGCCAACATGTTCGACACAAGTTCTCAAGGGTTCACATTTAGTCAAGACGGTCCAGATGGAAATAACTTACCATTGGATTATATTACTAATTCAAATTGGACAGCTATTCCGGAATGGAAACGTCATTGGATTAAGTTTAAAACACCAGAAGATCTATATGACCGAGATTCCGCGGTTAAATATTTTAACGCCCATATTTTAAAACATATTGACGCTAATACCAAAGTATATGTATCCGCATTCCAATTGGAAGAAAGTCATGTATTATCTGACTGGCATCCTAATGATGAGGATATGAGTGAAGTTGTTGCTGAGTATAAAAACACAATTGATATAAACTTAGCCCAATTGGAACAAACTATCGCATCTTCTTCAGTTGGCGAAATAAAAAATATTCGTTCATTGATCGATCAAACAGCTAACCGAGTAACAACGGCTGTTAGTGAGATCAACAGTATTAAAGGTGTTCTGGATACAACTACTTCTAAAATTGATTTAATACCCGGACAAATTAATTTAGCGGTATCTACAGCTAAAGAAGAATCAAAAGCTTATACAAATGCTGAGATTCAAGCTTTCGAAGGTCGTATTGTTCAGAGAGTTACTCAGAATGTTCCTGGAACTGTTGAAAGTTTAATCACAAGTAGTATTGTTCAAGAGTCTGGAAAAATACGTCAAGCCATAACTAGTTCAATGAATGAACTTGGTGCAAGTGTTCGTAATGATACACAGAATATCATAACAAGGGAAGTCGGCCTTGTTAAAGAAAGCCTTGTTGATGTCGTTAAAAAGATTCCTAAGAAATACGGCGGAAGAAACTATCTTTCTCAAACTGATAGAACACAATATTCTGGTACTTATACTTTAAATAGTAATAATTTCCAAACGATAAAAAGTTATAATTTCGTGGGCGGTAGAACTCTTAAAGATTTAGGTGTTCCTAAAAACGCTAAAATGATAATCCAATATCGTGTTAAGTTTGATGGTAACGTCTCAAATGCTAGAGTTACCCCTGAGTTCTATACCGATAACACATATCTTCAAGGTGTCCAAAATATGGAAGGCCAAGATAAACTCTCAGAAATGAATATTTCTGGACAGGATTGGGTTGATAAAGTTGGTATTATCGCAATTAGTGATAACGTATGGTCTAAATCTAATCATATTAGATTCCGTGTGGATAATTCCAATAATGTACAATTCCGAGTTCAAAACTGTATTCTGCATACAGCCGATTCGCCAGTAGATTGGGTTGCTGCTGTTGAGGATAATCTTTATGATACTGGTGGACAGAACATATTAAGAAACGGAGATTTCCAACTTAATATTACAGATTCCGAAAAATTTAAAAATGACTTTTGGAATTTCGAACATTACGGCGGAGATAAAGGTGATGTTGTATTTGATTTCGGTGTCCATGGTTTTGATAACTTTAAAAGAAAAGGTATTATCCATATTTACGGAACATCAACAACTTATCACTGGCTAAATCAAACTGTCAATAAACTAAATTTCAAAAAAGGCGACATTGTTACTATATCTATGGATGTGGCTAGAGAAGGTAAAAACTTTACAACTTGGAATAAGGGAGATTCGCTATTTACATTTGAGTTGGTGTCTGTGAATTCCTCAGGACAAACCAAAGGATATTCTCATCATTTAAAACCATATGAAGATGGACTTCGAGATATGTATTCTAACGAAAGAAAATTATATCGGGTTGGTTACTCTTTTGAATTGGAAGATGACGCTGTAGAATTAAGATTCAAGTTAGTTATTTTCCCGAATAGATCCGTGAACTTCTATTTCACCGATTTACAAATCGAACAAACTAAATTCGTAAATGGATTTAAGAAAAATCCTTTAGATATTGACATATCTAATAATAGTAAGTTCCAAGAAGTTGTAAGTAAGGTTGACTTATTTACTAGGACTATTGGCGAGAGTAAAAATGGTATTCCTACCAAGATTGCTCAAATGGTTATGGATAGTAAACAATTCCAAACCACAATCACTAGTCGAGCTGCTGCGGGAACAAACCTTATTTTAGACACTGAGACTTTTGCAGGCGCTAAAACAAACTTCAAAGAAGGAATGGGTTATATGTCGCCTATCCCTGGTCTTTATGGTAAAAATGCATTTGAGATTAGTATTGATAAAAAGGTAGAAACCACAAATAAATGGATTGGTGTAACTTTACCAGTAGCTGTATCCCGTATGAATCATGGCGAAACATATACTATTAGATTTAAATATCTTATTGACGCCGCTAAGGATGTTCCTGGAGAAAGTGCGTATTCTGTAGATTTTAAAGATGAAATAAGAGGTAAAGATCATCAAATAATGTATTTGAGGTCAACAGATAATCGGGATGGCAATAGTATAAAAATTGGCGATTGGACAGAATTCACTACCACATTCACAATTAATGATACTCTTGTATTCGACGATTCGGATGTGTTACCATTCCGCGTATATGTGTATAAAATAGGTAAAATATCGATTTCAGATATCATGCTTGTTCGTGGAAATACTATTGGGGAGTATCTTCCAGCAACTGGTATATCTAGTACCATTGTTAAGCAACTAGCAAATTCCTACGCTATCCGTGTATTGAGTTCTGGTTCAAATTTGGTTACCGAAATCAATGCAACACCAGATGGAGTACGCCTTAAAGGTAAAACAATTGAATTGGATGGCGACGCAATTATTAAAAATGGTATTATCAAAAAGGCAATGATCGGTGATGGCCAGATTGGTTCTGCACAAATCGGCGAAGCGGTTATTAACAATTCTCATATCAATAATGTGAATGTTAGAAAGATTACCGGTCTAAGAGCAGAGTTTGAGAATTTGATAGCAACTACTGGTGTTATTGACAACATATTCACCAGAGGGATTGATATTGGTGATAGAACTCGTTTAAGAGCATCAAATGGAACGCTATATGTTGATGGCTATCATGGAAGTTGGGATGAAACAAGTACATCAGCTACTATTCGGACTAATGGACGATTCTTTGGACCAACTTGGTTTTATAATAGTAAAACTAACAGTAATTATTACACACCGGTTATGACAAATGCATGGAAAAATTACCCACTTAAGGGCAACATAACCGGAGAGATTAATGTGTATGGAGTTAGAGGACTATTTCTAATCACTTTCAAAGGACAAGCAGACCCTACAACAGGATCTTCCGCGTATTTGTACGTAAATGACGGTTCGAATAGCGCACATACATACTACATTCCATTGTACTCTGCGAAGAATCAATACAATTGGAATAATGATCGTTTCTTTGGAGGATAAAATTTAGATAGGATTAGAATTATGGATAAATTAACAGAACGTTTAATTCGAGAAATGACGTTTGAACTAGGTCTTCTGAAAGCTCAGATTATTGAGCTTCAGGTAAACCTGGAATTGAAAAATGAGGAGATCGAAGATCTTAAAATGAATCGAGCAATCGACAACATTAACGTAAATGAAAATATTATTACGGAGGAAACTACAAATGAGTAATTTTAAAATTCGTTCATACTATCCTATGTATGATGGTACTGGAAATGTCGAAAAGACATTGTTTGAATTGTATACTGATTCACCAACAAATCTAATCACTGTATATTTGAAAGGTGAGCATAAACTAAACAATGCAAGTGATGAAAACGAATATGTTAAAAAATGTTTGTTAGCATTCCACAAAGAGTATTTCTCAGAAATTGAATTCAAAGAAACTACTAAGAAAGTGGATTCACTCAATGAAACAGTTGCACAAAAAGAAATCGAAGACCGTCGTCGTGACGATTTCATTTATGCTATGGTTCTTCATACCATTATGTCTGGCTCTATTGTATATGGAGTTGTGTATCGAAAACTTGCTAGTCTTCTTGAGAAGGCTGAAGTAGGTAAAACATACAAAGCGAATGATATTGTTGTAATCGAAGATCCTAATCGTCAAGAAATTAATGATGAAGGTAAGCTTGTATTTGTGCAATTCAATAAAGAATTCACATATAACGGTGAGCCTGTATCTGACTTTGTAAAAAACGGAAGTCTTGAACTTAATGGAGTTGGTGTTGCATATCCTCTAACACTCGGACAATAATGGAGGTTTAAATGATATACTTAGACACGCCTGTTACTATTATAGATGATGGTACAGACCGTTCTATTGGTATCAAATTCGCTGATCCTGATGCTGGAGATGAGCAAATCATCTCTGGTGTCTATTTTAGATCATCTCACGATACCAAAACAGAACTTTCAGCCACATGGTTACCTGAGAAAGGGACTCTTGTTGTTGATATCCCTAATAATTTAATTAATTATATTAGATTTTCTTCTAGCAAATTCTGAAAAATGGAATTTATCAACTCTATGACGACTTTCTGTATAATGAAGAAAATCAGTTCCTTCCGTATATACATCACTTCTTAGTACTGCGATATGTTTATGACCATTTAAGTCAATATACGTCGAATCTTCTTCACTAATAGGCTCAATTTTAAAATCTTTATTTCCATATGAAATTTTTATGCCTAAATCATTTTCCAGATATTCATACAGTGATTCCTCTACTCGAGCAGTAGGTAATTCTCCAATTGCACTCTTTCTAATATAATCTTTATCTAATATTACTGCTTCGCCATCAACAATTCTTTGGCGAACTAAATAAATTAATTTTTCTCCACGTTTCACAAGACCAAGGCGCACTAGAAAATCTGGAGCCTCAACTTCTTCATTTACTATTACCTTAGTAGTTGCTTCAACGTCTTGGAATTGTCGACGTTCTTTAAAACTTAAAAGCCCTGTTACCGGTAGTCTATATCTATGAACATCAAGAACAATAGATCCCTTGCCTTGAATTTTATGGATATAGCCATTTTCTAATAAT